GCCACCAGTTGCCGATGCACTCCCGACAGAACCCGTCGCGGAAAGGCCAGTAACGGAGGTTGATGCGCCGCCAGTTGCCGATGCACTCCCGACAGAACCCGTTGCGCCAAGGCCAGTAACCGTCACAGAGATGGAGGTATCTGGGCGAACCGCAACGGTCACAGCGCCCCACGAACCGTTTGACCAACCCGTGTAAGAGGCAGGGTCTTCGCTGCCGGGTGAGGCCACTACTCTGTAGGAGAGTGCGCTTGTAGAAGCGTTCGTGTCGTTTGAGTTTGTGCTTGTAAGACTAAGGTAGTTGGTTGGCGCGGTTACAGAGGCATCGCTTACCTGACTCGATGCCGCTGCAAGAACCCACGCATTAGCAGTAGCAGTTACAATCGCAGCGTTGTTTGGGTTTGTGCTGCTGCCGTTTGCGGTTGTTGCCGTTGCATCTTCTGATGTTGTTTTATCAACGCCGCGCAAACAGTAGAGGGCAACGGCCATCGCGTCTGCCGCGTTGCCGGAGCCAACAACTGTTACGCTACCGTCCGGGGTTGCCCCCATGCGCTTACGGTAAACACGAACAATGTGCGTACCGTTAGTCGCGTCAGCGCCGACCTGAGTGTAGTTGGCAGTAGAAACAGTAGCGCCGCCAACGCGGCCCGCTACAAGGTAAACAACATCGTTTTGGAGAAGGGTGGGCAAGGTAATAACGACGTTGCCGCCGTTATTCGCACCACCACTAAGATTGCCACCCGTAACGAGGGAGATAGCCATGTTTTACTAACTCCCTCGCTCGGGGGTGGGCAATTTAAGCAATACGGATAATCGCGTTCGTAGCGTCAGCCGTCGGGAACACAACCGTAAAGTCACCCGCCGAAGCAGTCTTGTCCGCGCCGAAATCAAGAATGACAACGGACGGGTTCGTGTAGGTGTGTGTCGGGGTGCTGTTGTAAATCATCGCGCCACGAGCCGTAAACGATGCGGTAGACCAAGTAATGTCCGCAAAGTCAGTGTAGGCCGTGGTGGAGGATGTGGTCGGGTCAATGCGGGTAAGGGTTGCACCGCCAGCCGAATACGCAGAGCCAGACGTGTTGGTGATTTCGTTGGTGGCCGTGTAAGCCGTAGTAGCTGCGGTAAAGGACGCGCTGTTCGTGTACAATGCAATCTTAAACGTGTCGCCACCAGTAAGGCGAAAGTCGTGAACAGCCTCAAGCAACTGCTGCTTGAAAGAGGTACACATAAAGTTGCCAGTGAAAGCCATTTTAGTTTCTCCTAATCAGGTTGGTTAGATGCTCGTGTCCCGCTTGCGTTACCAAATGACAGAGTGAAGTCCTGTCGCTGTCGATTGCGCTATTCATGTAAAGAAGTACAACGCGCTCGACACTATTCCGAAACGCAAGCGCCTGCTCGCGGATGGCAGGATCGGCAGTCTCGGCAATGCTGATAATCTTTTCCGCCGCTCGCTTAGCCCAAAACTCAGGCGGGTGCCCGCCATTGGTTGTGGTGGCAACGTCTACCTTGAAAACCCCAGCGCGGCCCGGTTCAACGAACATCCCCAACCCCTATTAATAAACAGCGCGAGTGCGAGCAACGAGAGGCCCGCCAGAATGAGTGGAAATCTTGCTTTCATCGTTCAGGGATTCGGTTCGCGCTAAATAAAGCTGAGCAAACATCGGCATCCGCTGGTCGTCCATGATGAACGGAGAGGCGTGCGAGAGTGCCCCGTAAAGATAAATGTCAGGAGCCTTCGTCAGCAGCCAGTTAGTCGTGTTCGTATCAGACAGCGCCGGAATCTTCTTGTAGTAGACCATCTCGATCTCAACATCGTCGGACGGCGCAGGGACCAACTCGATGGCGCTATCCATAATCGAGTAGAAGGTCACGCTCGTAAATTCCTGCCGCGCAACAATAATATCGGCCTGATCCATAGAAACATAACGGAGCGGGCTCTTACCATCGACTAGCTGAATGTTGATCGCCTCAAGCCAGTCGGTAGGAAGCTGAACAAATTCCTCATCGCTGGTGGCCTGAGCCCGGACAATCATCTCTCGGGTCCGCAGGCGCGTATTCAGGTCGCTCTCCGCAAGCTGAATAAAGGTCTGAATTTGAGAGGTTAGGTCAGCGCGGTTAAGCCAGTCTGCAATCGCGCTCTGCAACGTATCGTAATCGGTGATAGCCATTTTCTAAACCTAGCTGGTCATCCAGTGGGTACGATACGGGGTAGCTTCTTCAGACTTTAACCACCGCTTCATAGCAGCTTTGTCGCCTAAAATACCGCGTTTCTTCAAATCAAAATAGACCGTCATGGGAAGGCTAGCGACCTTAATCATATCGCCGTTCTTCTCTGACCGGACAATCTCATTACGGATCGCCTGATTAACCTCAGCAACCTGGTCGATGTTGGTCTTGCTCTCAAAAGCCAGTTTGCCTTCCGGGGTAATAACCATCTTCTGGCGCGTTTGCGTCAGGTGATCGTATCCGAGGTCAAAGGTTCCGGGCGCGTATTCTTCTTTAGCCATGTAACCCTCAAGGAATAATGGGGTGGGCTTTCGCCCACCCCATTATCGTTAGGCAGAGACGGTCAGGTTGGCGATGGCAGCGTGAGCCAGTTCCGTCTTAACGCGGAGGCCGTACTCAACCACCATTTCCTTCTTCTGACTGTCACCCGTGCGAGCAATGTCCAACGTGGTGAACGGACGGAGGTACGCAACCGAGGCGTATTCCGGGTCGATCACGAAGGCAAAGTTCTCAGGCTGGAAGCGGTTCGGGACAATCGACACTTCACCGAAGTCAGAAAGGTAGACATCGGCGGTGGCAATGATCTTCAGCGGCTTCACCTGATTGTAGGTAACGCGCTGCTCGGCAAGACCGGCAAATGCAGAGGCGACCGTCTTATTGTACGGACCAACCATCAGCACCTTCGCCTCGCCGCCCTCGGTCCAGACGTTCTGGATCGCGGTCTTCAGCATGGTTTCCGTGAACGCAACATCGGTCGAGGTCGAAAGACCCGTCCAAGCCGTGTCAGGATAACCGTTACCGCCCGAACCGGACATCTCCGGCAGGGTCGCGCCGTTCGTTACCGAGTTGGAGATAAGCCAAGTCGGGAAACCAGCGGTCTTACGGGCGGTCGAAGTGTTGCCAGCAACGCCAGCCTGATTGGAGAGCAGAATCGCCTCCATATCACGCTTGAGTTCCTTCGCCTTCTTCGCCGTTTCGTAGGCCATCAGCGAGCGCATACCCGCCATGTTGACCGCCTCCGAAGTGCCAGTCACCGAGACAACCTTGTTGGAAATCTGGGTGTAGTTGGCAACGCGAACGGTCGGGGTGAAGTCGGTATCACCAGCATCCGCGCCTTCGACGACCGCATTACCCGTATCGGCGGCAGCAAGAACGTCCGTCTGCCACTCGAAATAGGTGTTGTCAGCCGTGTCGCGACCGATGTTCGACATGAACGGGGTCGTTTCCGGCGAGATGTTGTAGATGATGTTCGACAGGTCTTCCCGAATCGAGTTGGGCGTGTCGTAAGTCTGAATCGTCGTAACTTCAGTCATTGGGTGTTACTTCTTTCGTGAATCTAAAAGGCCAAAGAGAATGGCGGCGTCATCAACGCTGCCGGTTTTTGCGAGACGCTGTTTCACGCGACTAATCTCGGTGACACGCTTAGGAGCATTGACCGGAGTACCAGCCTTCATCGGCTTCGGTGCCTCGCCAGCTTTGGGCTTGGGACGGTTAGCCATGAGGGCGTCGTACTTGCGGGCCTTATCGAGAACCAAGATTGCTCGCGGATCGTAAGCCTGCTGCAACTCGCTGTCGGAATAGCCAATAGAGCGGCCATACTCGACAATTTTACCGCGTGCTTCGTTCCACTTGTTCTGGTCCTTCCACTCAGGGTTACGTTCAGCCAGGAACTTGCGCCCCTGTGCGACCATATCCTTGAGTTTAGCCTGCTCCTGCTGAGAAGCTGCGTAGGCGAGGCGTTCCTTTTCGGCTTGCACCGCACCAAGGCGTTCCTTGTAGTCGCGCCATTGCTTCTCAATCAGCGGAAAGTTTACGGGGTCTTCCTTGTGGAGTTTTGCCCAGTCAGGTTCTTGGGGCATCAGTTGAGTTAGCTGCTGCTCCAACGCCCCAATCAACTGGGAATACTGACTCCGTTCCTGGTCCACTGACTGCTTGTCACGCTCGAAACGCTTTTGTTCCTCACGAAGCGTGTTCATCTTGCGTGAATAGTCGGACTGACGCTGATACCCTTCCACGGCCTCCTTCAACGGAATCTGCATCGTCTTGCCGTCAATCTTAACGGTGACTAGCTGATCGTTTTCGGATGCCGCCTCCTGGGTTTCTTCGCCGTCCACGATTGAATCAGAACCCTCAACCTCAGACGCGGCAGACTCCTCCACCGGGCTTTCGTCATTGGGTGCAGTCTCAATGTCCTGCTCAACCGTCGCCTCTGCCTCTTGGGCTTCGGCAGGTGCCGCTTCGGTGATGTTTTGCTGCGTCGGCTTGCCCTTTGGGGTGTCGAGCGCAGCGATCATCTGGGCGGCTTCTGCAAGGCCGATTTCGCTTGCCTGCGACTTCTCGGCTGTGTTCATAAAATAACTCCCTAATTCAGTTTGGTGCGGTGGTTGTATGCATTGACATCGGGTTCAGAACCGAGCGCATCCAACTCCTGACGCAATTCGTCCAGAACCACGATCTTGATGAATGCCTTTTCCCGCGTGGGCAGATCATCAAGTGCCGAGTTCCGCCATTCGTTCGTGTACTTATCCACCAACCGGCGGACTAGTTCCTCAAATGCGCGGTCATTCTTAAGAGCCTTAGCGGCGCGGTAGATTTCTTCCTTGTCAAAACTCACTGAACAACCCCCGGCTGCTGCGTCATCATCTGGCGCTGTAGGCCAAACTGCTCCTTAATCTCCGCGCGCTGGCGGTTCACTTCCGCGTTAAGTGCGGCAATGTCTACCTGAGCGCCGTACTTCGCCTGCATCTCCTGAGCGCGCAGCATTGCATCAACCGCAAGTTTGTCGCGCTGCAAGTCGGCGTCCGAAACAGCCTTCTGGCGCTCCAACTCCTGCTTTGCCGCCGCAATCATCATGTCAGACTTAATCTTCTCAACTTCAACCTGAGCCAAAATCTGGGCGGGGTCCGGCTGAGGCGGCTTCTGCATTGACTGCATGTACTGCTGCAAAGTCTCGGGCGAGATTTCCTTGACGAACTGCGACGGGTCAGCAAATCCGGAAAGCTGAATGATCTGCGCCAGCGTGTTGCGGTACTGCATAACATCCGCCAGCGGGTTCATCGGCCCGTACTGCTGGATGATGGCTTCCTGACGCGCCGCAATCTGAGCAAGGAACGCCATGCGCTGTTCGTCAGAGCCGCGACCAAGGGCTACGTTTACGATCATGTCCATGTCCGCATTCCAACCGCGTGGGTCGATGGGGATGAACTTGCCGCGTAGGCGGATGATCTTCGGTCGGTCCTGATGCTGAACAACCAGTCGCAGCAAGCCCTTAAAGCATTGCTTCAGACCGTCCGCAAACAGACGCGCAATCATTTCGATGCGTTCCTGCGAGGACGAAAGCTGAGCCTGAACAGCGGCGCGGGTAGTGGACTGTAGAACGTCTGCGTCCAAGCCCTGCGATGCGCGGGAAATGCCGGTGCGCTGGGTCTTAACGTCATCAAGGTAGGCCAGAACGCCAAGGGCGGGCTGGCCTACAAACGGGGTGGCGAGCGGCTGAACCGCACCAGCCTGACGCATACGAATGATCGCGCCCGTCTCGTTGTTCAGTACGTCATCCATGTTTACCGCAGTCTCAATGACGGCGGTGCGCGGATGAATGGACTGGGCAAGGCTGTCGAGCGTGTTGCGGACAATGGACGACTTGATTAGCTGAAGGTCCATCGTCTGGTCTGCAATCGACTTGCCGAAAACCGTGTGCGGCGTCGGGTCGGGGCAGAACAAGGCGAACGGCGCGTGGTCTACCACTTCGTCGTACAGAACAACGCCACCGTTACCGCAAGTGTGGACGCGATGAAGTTCGGCGATTCCGTCTCCATCCTTGTCGATGCGGACATATGCCTCAACGTAGTAAACGAGGTCCGTGCTTTCGTCAGTGTTTTCGCCAATGCCAAAGAAACTCTGATCGGCAGGATTGCGGACCAGGGTTTCCATGTTCATCTCAAAGCCACCCGCGCCCGCGTTCTCCTCGATCAGTTCGCGGGGATAGCCCATCGCAACCAATTCGGAAACCGTGGCAAGGCGACGGCGACCGACTACCAGCGCGTCCTCTACGGTAGTCGCGTCATTGGCAATCAAAAATTCTTCCGGCGGGATGCACTCAACGACATAACGCGGAGTGCGAACAATGCGGCGAATGCGAAGGTCAATGGTTGACTGCTCAACCGTCGGCATCTGCATATTGAACGCGACCACATTGGTCTGCGAAATGCTCTGCCGCTCAACCATATCGAGCAGTTCGACGCCGGGTTCGGAAAGAATGAGCGCGGCGGAATCTCGATCAAGGCCGGAGTAGGTGTATTCCTCCACGCGCTCATCATCGCGTTTGTTCCAAGTCAGGATGCCGTTCTTGAGGATCAGGGCGTCCTTCATTACGTCGTGCAAGACTCGGAAGCCTGGGTTCTCCTGCTGGAAGATGTACTGAACAAGGTCAGTCATCTGCTCGGCAACCTGAATATCCTCCGGCCCCTTCGGGATAAACTCCACGACCTTTTCGGTGCCGGTGAAGATGCGAAGAAGTGACGGCAGCATTGCGAGAACCGTGTCCCGCACTTCCGTCATCACAACTTGGCTGCGACCGTCCTCCTCGTTGCCGAACTTATTGCCGAGGTAATAGGACATCGCCCGTTCACGTTCCGGGGCAATGTACGAATCAATGTAGGTCGCAGTATCCTCGATAGCGCGACGAATACGGCTGCGGAACTCCTCCTCGTCCATCGGCTCGTTGGGGAGCGCGGGAAGGATGCCGGTATCGTCGTTAATCTCGTTCGCGTCTTGCGGAACAAGGTCGGGGATATAGCCCGATGTGTTTGGATAGCCCTGCATTGATATATCCCCGACTTCGTTAATTACTTACCGCGCTTCTTCTGCGCCTTGCGGCCTTCAGAAAGAGCGATGGCAACAGCCTGCTTCTGAGACTTTACGGTCGGACCCTTGCCAGGACCGCGCTTGCCAGTATGGAGTTCGCCCTTGCCCCATTCCTTCATCACCTTGGCGACCTTTGCCTTACCGGCCTTGCTCGTAACCTTCTTCATCATCGGCATTTTGGGTTCCCTTATTTAACAACCTTACTTGTACCACGCTTACTGGGTTCTTTATTTAAGCCAGAAAGGAAAGATGCAACCCCCGGCAATCCCGCAATCCCGGCCAAGAGATCGGCGCTTTCTGTTTTGGCGGGGTCAAAAGCGGCGAAGCGGGAGCGGACCTGATTCGACTCTTTTGGAACGTAAACGGTCCCCTCGTCCGCCGTATCCCTCAATACGATCCCATCAATGTTCGGGTCCGCCAAGGCGTTCTTGAATTGCGCGACCAATTCAGGGTTGCCGACCCTATCGAACTGAGCAGCGGCGGCGTGCTTACCTTGCATCTCGATTACTGCCGGGTTCTTGAACTTCAACTGCACCGGGAACACAGCGCCCTCGGTAGTAGCTTGCATAGCGAATCGGTCCGCAACCTTTGGTTCGCTGGAAAAAAACCCAGCGAAGCCACCATCCTTCCCGGCATATGTGGTCAACTCCGGCGCTCCGGGGGACTGGAATCGATCCAACTCCTTGCCGGTTCGCCAGTCATACGGATACGCACCCTTGTACGCAGGAACGCTAAACCCCTGCTCTGCCGCCCGAGCCATACGGCTTGCCTCATCCATCGGCAACCGCGCCCCTTCACGGGCCAGACCCGACGCCAACGCGCCAGCCGGTTTGGGTGCCACGCTGCCGAGGATGCCGACGTTGCCAGCCATTTCGGTGA